ATCATAATATGGACTGATATTTAAGTCTGTTTTTTGTGCCATCTTTTTTTAGAATTCCAGAATGATTTTAACGTCTTCTTTTTGCCTAGAGTCTCTTTGAACAATTGGTCGATTGTCAATGTAAATTATATCCCCTGTCTTCTTATTTATCTCAGGATTTGCAAGTCCTTTTGAGAAAGTAACTCCCAAATTAATTTGTTTAGAATCGACTGTCATTACACTACCACTAAAGTCGGTAATTACTCCGACAGAAAGTGGTTTATCAGAAACAAATGGACATACATCAATATTATTTGGATTATCTCTCTGATCAATAGGAGGAACACTGCCAAAATATAAAGATCTATCTTGATAATATTTTAAAACTTTAGTTTCACTATCATAAGAGGCAATATATCCCTTAGCAACTTTACCATTATCTTGATCCTGTGTTATTGTGTCGCCAATACTCACTGATACTGCACTATCTAATGCAATAGAATAAAGGGACGAAAATTCAGTTCCTGTAAAAGTTACTCCTGTTCCTACTTGATTTTCTGAAAATGTTTCTGGATTTTTTATAATTCCTACTTGAGAAAATTTTGTATCTATAGGAAAATCTTTAGTAGAATCATCAAATCTGGCATAAAGTAATACTCTATCAGATCCTAACTCCGTATAGATATCAGAACCATGACCTTTAGATGGAGGAATAATTGGTATTAATTTAGATCCAACTCCACCAGCATCCTTTAAATCAACAATTCCATAGGTATATCCTTTTCCACCTTGTGTTACGATAACTCCTATGATTTTTCCATTAGTGTCTGTTGTTATAGAAACCTGACCTCCAGTTCCATCACCTATGATATTTGCTGTAAACCCATTGGTATATCCTTGACCACCTTCTTCAATGTATACTGTTTTGATTTGATTATTATTAATGCCAGAGTCACCACCTTCTCTAATTATTTCAATGTCAGAATCTGTGGTGGTTAACCAATCATTTGGGACAATCAAAAATTCTGTAGAATCAAATTTAATAACATCCGAAGGTAAAATTTTAAATAAAAATTTCCACTTATATTTGTCAGAATATAATACTGGTTCTACATCAGTATGTGTTGGTTCAATAGTTGACTGAGGTACAGTTGGATTAGTTCCTGAAGTTCCATTCTCAATACAAATATAAACTTTGAATTCACTTGTAATTATATAATACTTTGCATCATACAATCTTAAAGATTGACTAACCGAAGGCAAATTATCTTGTCTATAATCATGCCTATACATGTCATACTTATCATTTTGAACCCACTCAATCTTTTTTACAACTCTTCGAGCATTTTCTGAAGTAATTTTTCTGCCAAATAAACTTGTATCTCTATAGTGAGATAAGTATTGAAAATTATCTACAGGATTATTAGTCGAACTCGTATTCCAATCATCGAGTCTACCAAATCCAACTGAAGCTGGAGTTGGATTTGATAATCCTAAAAATGCATAATAAGAATTATTACTGATAGACTCTACAAAAGAACCAGCATTCAATATTCTAAATTGATCTGTTACGAATGCAGCCATATTAATAGTTTTTTAGATATTTATACGATAAAATCAAGATACAAATTTTGGAAGTGCACCAGTTTGTCTGATTCCAAAATTCTTTCTTTGAATTGTTGGATATGTTGACAATCCAGATACTATGTTTCCAGAGACACCTATAGATATTGGATTTGAAGATCTTGTGAGACCTGCGGTAGAATTTAATCTTCCCCAAGAATATCTTCCAACGGGATTTGATGTGTCTCCCGTAGTTCCTATACCAATAATATTAGAATCAGATTTTACGTTACATGTAATAATTCCAGTTTGACTTATATTGGACCAATCTGAAATATAATAAACATTATCCAAGAAGGTTGTGCCAATTGCGACAACTTCAGAATCTGAACTATCAATTGATGTAACACCACTACCAATTTTAGTGTCATAGATATAGATTGGATAACCAGTAGAAATTCCAACAAATGGTACTGGACTGGTATCTTGTATTGTAAATTGTAGTGCTAGTGGATTTCCTCCGATTCCTGTAGTTGTTGTAATTCCGGTCATAATTCCAGAGAATCCCGTAATTTCATTAAATCCCGTAATTCTTTCAATATTTAAATCTGGAGTTTCTGCAAATATTGTAGGAGCAACTGTATATCCAGATCCGGGATTAGTTATTGTGGTTCCAGTAACTACTCCGTTAGTAACAGATGCTGTTGCCGTTGCTGTTGTTCCTATTCCGACAAATTTCAATTCTATGGTTGTTTGATTTGAAAGATATCCAAAACCAGGATTTTCTGTAGTTATGCCAGTAACAGATCCGTTTCCATCAATTGAACAAGTAAATGCAGCAGAAACTGGATTTGTGTCTTCTACTATTAAGGCACCAAAACCAGATTGTGGTTTATCATTAAATTGGGAATTATTTGGAGCAAAATTTCCATCTTCATATTCAAACAACTCTATACTATCAACAAAAATTTGATTATCTGTTGTTGATACATCTTTAATAATTTTTGCAGTTGGGAATATTAATGGTTCTAGTATATTCCTAGATTTATTTACAAACTCTCCATTTACTTTTCTGGAAATTTTTTGTTTAGTCCAGGATACTGGTTTAAAGTTTGTACCATCGACTCCAGGACCAGAATAACGATCTGTTTCAACAGTGTCTGAAGATACTATATTGTAGGTCACTCTCTCATTTTGTGTTATTGTATTTGGAATAGAATTGTTACTTAAAACTTGAAGAATATCTCCAGTTTCTATCGATGGTGCAATATTAGATACTACCTTAGAATCTGAACCCCTAACACCTTTAAAGAAATAGATTTCAACTTCATCACTTTCTAAAGGTGCTGTTGTGAAAGCAACTGTAGTTCCTCCATTGAAAATAAAATTAATTTCAGGTTCTTGAATAACACCATTAATGAAAATAACTAACACATTATTAATATTTTTCTGAAGTGCTGATCCCTCTTCAAATTCAAAACCTATTAATTCTTGATTATATCTAAGAGGGAATCTCGTTCTTTCTCCATCTTGAAGTTGTTCGATTGAATCGATATAATCCAATTCTCCAAATTCCCAAGCAGCAAAATTATCTGAATAAGTTTCAATTACATTTAAAGTAAAATCTGATAATGGAGAAGATAAATTAGAATCTGTAACTAGACCCACAGGTTTGAATACATCACCTCTCTGGAACGAATATCCAGACCTTGAGATTTTAAATTCTTTTACCTCAAAATAGGTTGAACCTATTCCTGTAGTAGAAGAACCCCCAACTTCAAGATCCAATAATAAACCAATTCCAGTATCTGTCGTTGCTCCAACTCCAAGTCTAGAAACACCAACAATAGGAAGATTTTCATATGATGGATCAGATACAAATATTTGTGGGTTTGTATATCCAGTGCCACCAGCATCAACATTAAATGTTAGTGAACCACCAGCACCAACATTTGCAGTTGCTGTTATTGTTGCTGTAGTGCCATTATGTTCCGCTTCAAAAACACTAATTCCTATAGAAACTAATCCATTATATCCAGATCCAAGATTGTCGGTGGTTCCTAATCCCACAGATACAATAGACCCATCAGAACTATCAACGACAGCAGTTACAGAAGCACCTACAAGAGGAGCAAAACCAAGTCCAGGGGTAGATCCATAAGAAACTATAATTCCACCTCTTGGGGTTTCGTTCTCGTTGATATCAACTTCAGATGTAAAAATTTCACTAACATTATCAGGTCTTGCGATTCCAGAAAATTCTACAGTTGATATTCCCGAATTGGAGTCTTCAGTAATTTCATAATTAAATTGTAGTGGGTTGTTAGCAGTTTTTGGTGATTGATAAATGTTATTAATGAATATAAGACCATTTCCACCACTAGTTCCAATACCAACTGAGTTAGAACCCTCAACAGTTAATGCGAAAGTTCTTCCTATTCCAGTAAATTCGTCAGAAATATCGTCATAAACTTTATTAGAATCGTAATTGGATTTTAAGAAAACTCTACCAGTAAATGATGATTGCTCATAATCCAGATTAAATTTTGTTTTATCAATTTGAGGATTGCCTCTTGGTGCTTCTGCAAAATGAATTTCATCATCTACAATATTGAATGCTCCCTTATAAATTCTTGCTGTAGAACCATCATTGTGAGTTGTTGCAGAGGAACCAACAAATCCCCTTTCCACTTCAACTAAAGGTATATTTCCACTATTGGTAATAGGACCGAGATTTGTAGTTCCAAATCCAACATTAACTATACCAAGATATTCCTCATCAATTAATAACACATCCTGAATATTGACGGTAGATATTCCACTCAAAGAAACAAAACTGGTACTAATTCCTAAACTTGCACCAACTTCAGCATTTCCACTTAAAGTGTGTGATATTTTTGTAAATGCTATTGGATATTGAACCAATTCGTCAATAGTAATAATACACTTAGAGTTTTTCTCCTTCATAGTAAATCTATGAGCGTTTCCTTCTCCTAGAGAGGTAAATGTTGTTCCAATTCCACTTATGGCATTTGAAGTTGATGTTGCAACTTTAAAAGTATCTTCATTAATTTTGATAGCATATACTGTAGTTGGTAGAACATCGGTAGTATTCATCATCATAGCACTGGTTCCAATACCAATAACTGTTGAATTTGGAGTATAAATTAATTCTTCACCAGTCATGAAGAAATGATCTTCAATGGTGAATATACCAGTTGTTGCGTCTAAGGATGTTGAGTTTGGATTAAATGTTTTTGAAAAAATTGGTGCAAAATTAGAAGTTAATTTGAAATTTTTCTTATTAATCCTATCCAAATTAATGGCATTGTAGAATTTTTCATCAACTCTTTGAGATACTGGTCCATACTCCAAATTATTATATTCATTGACAATATCTAAATCTCTATATAATGATTGATTAAATATCTCAATATCAACTTGTTGATTTTGATCATATGGATAGAATTTTAATAGTATATCATTACCAGACACCTCTCCACCAAATGTTCCAATACCGGTAGAATCATCAAAAGTAACAGGAGTTGCTGAAAGGAATGGTAATTGTTGTGTATAGACATCCGTCCCATCAAATAATAATAAAACTTGATGAAGTGCTTTAGTCGATCCTGCACTTACTTGTACAATAGATTTTGAAGCGTCGAATAATGTTTTATCTAAAGTATTGATTACTGTAGAAGCAAGAGATACGGTAGAATTATAATTTGAATTATAAATAATACTTCTTTCTTGTCCATCTGTCTGATCATTTGATTTGAACCTAAATGTTCCTGTTCCAGATGTTGTTGTTCCAAATCCTACAGTATTTGTTCTTATTTTGATAGTATTTGAAGATATATTTTCATAATCTAAAGATAAAATTCCACTATTTGAATCTAACTTAGATGTAAAGATTCCTATTTGATTTGCTGATAAAGATTTTAAATCTCCATCAATAAAGTAGTCTGATATGTATGATTCCGTACCAAATCCAACGACATAAAGTTTGACATAATTTGCTTTTTTCGTAACTGTATCTGTTACCTGTGCATCAACATAAAAAGAGTTAAAATTATTCGAATCTAAAGAAATTATAGTCGTTGTTCCGATACCAACAGAACTTTCATCTACAGTGGCATCCACAGATCCTATTAAATCTATAAATCCAATAGATTGTGTTCCAGTTCCTATATCATTTGATATAAAACTTTGATTTAATACCTTCAAATCATAATTGGTATTAAATGAATCTACTGGAATAAACCTCAAGAAAGTTTCTTGAAATTCGTTTTCAACTAAATCAAAACTACCATAAGGAGAATCTGAATTATATAGAGACTCATTTTCAACAATGACAGAATTAATGCCATCAGATAAAATAGTGAGGTCAGTCAATTGGTATTCTGTTTTATCTTCACTAGTTATTCTGAATAGATATTTTTCATATCTAGTTGCAACAATTTCATCTATTGATAAAAATTCAGTGATTCCACCCTCAAAGTTTGAGAATTGATTATCTATATTGTCAATTTTTAATACATTAAGATTTTTTAATTCAACATAATTTGTAAGATCTTTAGTTTTGAATTTTAATAATTTTGATTTTGAATTAACAATATCTTCATCAATAACATTGTCAAAATTGTTAATAGTATCTGCTCTTTTTTCATCAATTATATCGTAAATTACAGTAAATCCATCATCAGATTTTGTTAATCCCGCATTACTGGATTTGGATATCTCAGTATCTGCAAAATTTTTCAGTCCACTAGTATGAACTAAATTTTCTACTATAGGTTGTTGTTTTTTATATGATACTGAACTTTTTACAGAATATGATAGATTTTGATAATAATCATTATCAGAAATAACTTGATAATCTTCACTTAATTTACCAATTTCGGTATTCCATCCAATATCTTTTAATTGAGAAAAACTAACATCAAAAATTCCTTCATTAAATGATAACTTATCTATTGTTGCGATATTATCAGACTCAATTCCTCTGAATACTTCTCCTACAGATATCCGATAGGATCCAAAAACCTTTAGTTGATTACCATTACTTTCAATTACCTTCAAATTTCTAATTATTCCGTTAGAAGATAATCTTTCACCAACAAAAAATTCTGATTGTTTTTGAGTTGCCTTAAATGTTGGATAATCATTTTTATTAATTATAATTCCAGAAAAATCTTGAATCGTTTTTGGTGTACCGGTGTTTGTAGTTAATCCAGATACATCAATTGTCACTGTATTATCAATTCCACTATCATCATAGTTCGTTACTTTAAAGAATCTATATCCATAGTCTTCAGAATTAAATCCATCTCCATCAGTGCTAATTTTTTGAATACCTTCAATGAATACTTCATCTCCAACTACAAAAGGAACAACTGTAAATGTGTTACCAATACCTGTAGGTGTCGATAATATACAATTAAAACTTGTATCAGTTACTGACTCTACTCTCTCAACAGCAATTCCATTGGTATTATCTATAGTAAATATATCAACACTATCATCCGGAAGTCCTTTTGGTGGGACAACTACTTTTGCAGAAGAAACTGCAGATCCACTAAGTTTAAGTTCGACTAACCCAGAATCTATTAAATTTCTGCTTATGGGATTGATCAAAATTAATTTTGGTGGTGTTGTATAACCATTTCCACCCCTAATAACAGATATATCTTTTAAAGTACTAGAATTTTTAATTTCAACTGTTGGAGAAATAATTGCTTGAGGTCTTAATGTTTTGTCTGGGGAATATGTAAATTTACTATTAAGAATTTTGCTTTCTTTTATAGATCCAACCAAATTAGATTTTACATTTACAATCAAATCTGTACCAAGAGTAGAGTTTGTAGATTCTAAAACTGGTAATTTTTTATATTCTGCACCAAAAGATAATACGTTCAATGATTTTACTGGTCCTGTTGCTCCAATTGCAGTAGTTGAATATTCTAAAACACTACATTCCGTCGAAGCATAAGAAAGTTTTTCTGGTTTTTTACCTATGTTTAAATTAAATGTAGTTGTTCCAACACCACTAACCGTGTAAGTATTATTGTAAATACTCTCTTCATATGAAATAAGTGAATTATTTTGAACATCGACATCTGCATTTAGTATTACTCCATCTTTTTCCAAAGTGTAATATAATTCTTTTGGAATTTGAGAATCATATTTTAAAGTTAGAGATGCATTGGTAGATACTCCAACAGTACCTATACCAGATATGTTAAATGTGTTTGTAGATCCTGAAGATACAAACTCATTTTTAAACTGAGAATCTGTATAAATTTTTAAACTATAATCGACTAAACTAGAATCCGTGAGATCAAATACTAAATTATTATTTTTAATTGGATTCAGTTGTGGATTAATTAATGAAATTATTTGATCTGAGGATCCAGTCGATGCAAAAGAGACAATTGTTGGTGGAATTTGCTTAACATCAAAAGAAGTCTCACATAAATTAAATTTATTGTCAGAAATCTTATATACAAAATAAACATCCTCGGGTATAGGTCCATTTTGATAAAAAACTTTATCACCAGTTTTTAATCCATGACCTACAATTGAAATTTGATTGGTATTTGTATTAATTCCTGTAGAATTGAATCCAATTGGATTTACAATAATATTGTTAATATCCGAATTATAAAGAACACTAACAGAAGTTGTTGTCCCTAAACCAACTGAAAGATTTGGTTGTACATCCAAAGTTATAGTATCATTATCTTTAAGACCATGAGGTAAACTTGCTGTAGAGATGGAAACAGTTACTACATTTTTTTCAACATCACCCAATATTTTAGTATTATTTGTACTTAAAGAATATCCATCGTTATCATCACCATTACCATGGAAAAATAACTCTTCTCCATTAATAGTAGTTTTTAACCCAATAAGATTTGGATTTTTATTAATAACAAAAAGATTTGAAAAACTAGTAAGAGATACTTCATCACTAGTAAGTCCACTAGTAGATACACCTATTGTGTTCGATCCATTAGTATTAAATCCGACACGTTGATTTGTTGTAAATGGATGATTGTCAATCGAAATACTTCTGGATGGTATATCTCTATTTACAATCGTGTTTCCAAAAATAAATGAAGTCGAATATCCAACACCACTTATAGTAGATACTCCAACAGATTCTTTGGGATTGAAAAATACTTCATTATCAAGTTTAGAATCAAATTTATCTACAGATTTTAGAATTGTGAATGAATCTGGTAAGAACGACACTGGAGTTCCTGCAGTGTGTGATAAACCGACTACTCCTCTTTCAATTCTTAAAATATTTTCATTTTTAAATATACCAAGAACTCTCAATATTTCCGTTCCAATTCCAATACTACTACCAACAGCAATTTGCTCAGGAATGGGTGTGACATATATTTCTGTAGTGACACCTGCAGTTGCTGAAGCACTTATAGTAGAAATACATACTCCATTCGAATATGATGGAACTGTAATTTTATGAGTCCCATTTAAAGATGATAGATTAGTTGAAAATCCAGATATTATTACAGTATCAGAATTTGAAAGATTGTGATTTGGTAGTATTGAAACTTTTACTTCTTCCGAAGACTTCCAAGTAAAAATTGAATCTAGATTTGAAGTTGAATTTGTAACCAAATCTACAATATCTTTACCTTTTACAGATTTTACCCTAACATTTAATCCACTTCCAGAAGTTCCACTTTCATTAAATATTAATTTATCTCCTACATTATAATTAGAACCACTATTCTGTATGTCTACAGATTCTATTGGACCCGATATTACTGATAAAACTTTTATTTTTTGTTCTAAAATATCACTAGTTTCATTAATAAAGTCATAGTCTGCATTATTTTCGGATACTTTATATGGTAAAGTATTTCTTAACAAATTAGAGTTATTAAAATCAAATGATTGATTCAAATCAGAATCTGAAATTAACTTTGATCTATACTTATTACCAATAAAATATGGGAATGATGAGTTGCCGGAGGAATCTAATGTTGCATGGTAAGCATAAACTCCATTTGGATATTCTTTATTTCTTTCATATCTGCCATTATATTCATCCAAATCTCCACTTCCATCAAACTTATAATCTTCTACAAAAAATCCATCTTCAAATCCAGAAGGTCTATCTATTACACTCGATGTATCAATTACATATCCAGATTCTAGGTTTTTTAATCCTGTACGTGTTTCGGGATTTGTATATCCAGTCGGACCATAGATTGGATTTCCATCATACGCCCACCCTATAATTCCAGACTCAGCAGAACTCTTTTCTAAGAATGCATTTCTCAGACCTTCAAAATATTTTGATACTGAATATTGAAGTTTATCTTTTCCTTTTAATACAACTTCACCAGTAGTAAATCTAGATACATTATTATTAATATTTAATTTTCTTATTTGAGGATCTATTAAAGCATTTTTTCCAGATGAAACAACTTTAATTTTTGTGTCTGTAGAGGAATAATTAGATCCAGCATTAACAACTTTAACTTCTACTATTTGTCCATCAGCATTAACTATTGCTCTTAATTCTGCTCCAGTTCCAGATCCCGAAACTACTAAGTCTGGAATAGAAAAATATTCACTTCCACTATAACTGATAGTAACATTTGTAAGTCTTCCGTCAATAACAGTTGGAGTTAATTGAGCAGATTTTCCATTCTTTATGGTTATTACTGGTTTATCTTCATAATTTAGAACTGTCGATCCGTAACCTGTTCCAGATTCGTAAACATATGCATCAATAATTTTTCCTTTTATTACAGGAGTTATTACTAATTCTTCATCTGTTTGAGTTGTTGATCCGATTCCAGCACTAGTATATTTAATAGAAACAGAAATATCTGGATATTTAAAATATTGTTCTCCAGATCCAGTACTACTAAATTTCTCATAATCCCCTCTTTCGTAATTTGAAGTTATTGTTCCTCCAACACCGGCGTTACATAATCTAAAAGAATCATTATCAAGTTTTAAAATATAAAATTGATTGGTAGTTGTGATTCCACTAATTTCAGATGTCTGATAATCATATTCTACAAGTTCACCACTACTAAATCCATGATTTTTAAAGGTGATAGTATCTTCAATTGTAGATATTCCAACAGGTTTAACAATAAGTTTTCTGTTAGTATATCCTTCTCCACCAGAAATAATTTGTATATAATCTATTGTTTTAGAAGAAGAAGAAGTTGAAAATCTATGAGTTCCAGAAGAACCAGTAAAAATTCCTACAGGATTTATACCCAATTGTTGATCGTCCAGATCAAAATATAATTTTATTGTTTTATTATTGACAACTTCAACAAAGTAGGTTGAATCATCTGGAAGATCTGCATTATCTGATAATGTTCCAATTTTTATAGGATTATTTCCTAAAGAATTATAAGATATTTCTTGTCCATTTACAAAATTATGATCTTCTAAAAAGACAATTTTATCTGTAGTTTGATTTACTCCTCCACCAATCGAGAAATTTTTAGCACTAAAGAAAACATCTCTTGGTTTTAAAATTAATACTGGATCTATAACAGCACCACTTCCATTTCCTCCAGAAATTTCAATAGATCCAATCTTATCAATATCGTACTTTTGACTGTCTACGTATATTTTTTCAAATTTTCCACTAACGACTGGTTGAATTAGTGCGGTATTACCAATACCCGATGAAACTTCAACAATTGGTGGGTTAATAACATCATAATTTTCTCCACCATTCAATATATTTACATCTTCAATAGGTCCAAAGTGAATTATATCAGTGGATTTATAATTACTTATTTCTACACCATTTATCAACATTCCCGTTGATCCTGGTAATGTAACATCTCCAGGATCTTGTTCAATATTTTTTCCTAGTGGAAATTTTCTCAAAAGTTTTTGTATTCCAAGTTCAGAATCTTTTTGAGAATCTAAAACAAACGTATGAGATCCTATACCCGAACTTGGTATTTGAAAAGTTAAATTATTTCCAGATTTTATTAAAGATTGAGAACCATATAATTTAAATTCATCATTTTTTGTTTTTTTCACAAAGTAATTTCCAGTGGTTAATCCTACCAAAGGTTCTCCCTCAGAAGAATAAAATATTTTATCACCTGTTAAAAATGGTACAATATCATCAATTACTTTTATAGTATTAAATACACCATTATTTTTATCTTTAAGACTATCAGTAGATTCAATACTAACAGTTTTTATATTAGTATCAATATTTAAACGATAATTTTTTATTGGTTTGTCTGAAGAATCTTTAAAATTATTGTTTATATTTGATGGAAATGAATTGGATGCTACATATGCATATTCATCTTTATCAACATACAAATTAAGAACATCAGATAATAGAGAATTATTATCAAATTTAAATCCAGACTTTTGAACCTTATTTAACTTTCTTCTTATATTATATTTTGTGGATGTTTCTTTTTGAAAAATTGAAGTTTGAGTTTCAGAATTTATTGCATTTTGTAAATCTAAAGTGTTAGTATTCTTATCAATTGTTCTAACGTAAATGGGATTATTAGTAGGAACTATGACTTCTGGAATAGAATCCCTTTGTACTACTTCAACTTCATCACCTACCTTTAAACTAGATCTATTAATAGTAGATCCTAGTTCTGGGGTGGTGTCATTATTTGTTACTTGATAAGTAGCACTTGTATTGTATATAAAAGAATTTGCAAAAATTTCTTTCCAGTTTGATCCATTATCTTCAATTTTGTCTCCTACATTTTTAATACCTACTAAATCATTTTCAGATACAATAAAATTTTTATTTTGTTCCTTTAAATTTGTAATTACACCCAAAAGTATTATTTCTACTTTTTTGGTGATATCTCCACCTTCATAAGAGAAATAAGTTTCGTTAGATCTAATATTTGATGTTTTAGTTATCTCAGAATTAATTCCAGTACATCCAAAAAATTGATTGATGTTTTTGTCTGTATATGAAATAGTATTAGTTCCGGAAATTAAAGTTCCAGATTCTGGAAAACTGACCGTTGAGTCTACCGTTAAAATGGAATCTCCTACAGATGCATTTTCGGTTAATTTTGTATTAGGAGTAATTACAAAGTCTCCTTCAATAGAAGATCTTCCATCATTGCTAACATAAAGTTGAATCTTAAAATAAGTTTTTCCTTTTCTTGTAAATGGCTCTACCGAAGAAACTGAAGCAGTTGTATTTTCATCATTACTTTTTACAATAGTTTCTCCAACAATATTCATAGGTTCACCAGTTATTGCTTCCGCAACGACTATTTCTCTTCTAACATAATTTGCAGAAGATGGTTTTAGCAAATAATCTTCTAAGTTTATAACAGAAGGTGTTTCTCCAAAAACAACCTTAAAAAGAATTTTTATTGCTTCATCGGTTCCTTTAGATGAATAAAAATCTTTTGCGTTTTTTATAAAATTACCAACATCTATTTCATCCACTAATGAAATCTTTTCAAATCCTGGTGCAAATGTTGTCTTAAATTTTTTATAAAATTCTTTTAAAAATAAAGAACTTAAATTTTGAATAGAAGAGTTTAATTTATGACTCTCTGCGTTTGATGTTTCAAATAATAAATTTTCCTCAGTTAAATCTTCATTATAATCAGTAATTCCACTAAATCCTCTAATACATCCAGTAAATGTATTGGTAGTTAGTCCAGTATATGTAATAATTTCATTATCAATTTTAAGAAGACCGTATTGACTTGGAAAACCTCTTGTACTAGAAACATTAATTATGTTATCGGAAGATGTTACATCAGAAGTTAATAATGTACTATCAACAACAACTTCTGGTTTTAAATTATCTAATTTTAAATATTCATCCAAATTATCACTAAGGTCAACTGGTCCACCTTGATATTCTTGAGAAATATAATATTGTTTTAAAAAGTCTACAGTTTTTGGACTTTCATCCAAAATAAACTCTGGTAATTGGTTTGAGACTATATCCTGAATCTTAATTTTAGATTCAATTCCAGTTTGTATCATATTACTTTCTTATTAAATTTCCGTTTGAATAGCTTGAGGTATAAAAATCACTGACAAATCTAGTTCCAGATATTTCATCTCCAGAAGCAATCACGTCTCTTACCATATTTATTGTACTTTTAGGAATGCTTAAAGAGACATATAAATCTCTCAATCCAACAACATCGTTTGATTCTGGAAAAGCCTGAATTTCAATAACGTTACCGGGAATATCAGTTTCTGTAATATTTAACGGTCCAAAAATAATTTCTCCTTTTTTATAATCAACTGTTCCAACATTTTTAGAAACTATAATAGAATTTCCACTAGAATCAATTTTAATTATTGAAACAATTCCAGTATCCAATACTTGATTGGTATCAGATACATTAGGAATATCTGTCAAATATACTGTTGAAGGTTCTCCAAAGATTTTAAATCCAGTTGACTTTATATTTTTACCATTAATGTCTACATGAAAACGATTTCCAAAACACAATTCATACTGAACAAAAGTATTCAATACTGCTTTTAAATCTCTGCGAATAATAATTTTTGTTATATTTGATGTAATAGAAGTATCAGTGTTATCAATAACTTGTTGCAATTTACTGTATTTTAATCTTCCACCAAATGAATTGAAATCTAAAGATTTTGAATATTTTTTCAGATTTTCTATAACTGTCGTTTTTAAATTATTTTCTGTAGATACTTGAGAGTAATTAAAATAAACTGAAGAGTCTAATTCAATATAAAGAATTTTTAGGTCCGTTATTTTTTGATTTATTCCGGATACAGAATATTGTTTTAATTTAGATAAAATTTGTTCTTTATTAAAATCAGAAACAAAACTTCCATTTTTTGGTTTAATACTAATTTGCACTGTACCAAATTGAGGTGGATCTAATTGCTCACCACCAACTACAGAAACGGATTCTGTATTTGGATATATTTTTTTAATTATAGATTCATAATCTCTTGATGTAACAGCTCTAAACTGAGAAGAATATAATTTAGGAGCAAAATATTTAACAGAATCTATTGATTCAATATCTCCACCATTAATAGATGATTGATTTGTTGTGATTGAAACGGTTCCTGGATCAATAATTTGTGGAATTTCAGAAGCATCCACTAAAGTACCTGAGAATGAGAAATTAGCAGCACCATTTCCATCCTTTCCATCAGTTACAATGTAATTTGCTTTGATATATGTTCCATCACCATTTTCACCCAATTTTTTGCCAATAAGTCCATCACCAAATCTCAGTTCGTATTTTTCATCCTGTATTTCACTGAGAAAAAATACTCTAGAATTTTTATCAACATTTATAATATTTTCAGACAAAGTATATTCAGTACCTACAATATCTTGAGATTTACTGATGTATACTTTTAAAGTAGATGTATCTATAAAAGAATTATTCAAAATAAATCTTTGATCTAAAGATCCATCATATAAAAATTGTTTCTCTAAAAATATTCCTTGAAAAACATCTATATTATTAAATGATGCTGTAAATGTTGTTGGATTACCTTCTCCGTCAAAATTTCCACCAACAGTATTTGCTGTAATGTCCTCTACTATGGCAAATGTATATGTGGTATCGTTAGCACTACCAACACACACTATACCTGCCTTCAGGGTCAACGTAGGGGTGTTTTTAGTCGTTGTTACGTTAAATGATATCTGTGCTGCTGATGCCGTTCTGGAACGTGGTATATAACCAATATTTCCTGCAAGAGAAACAACGTTTTCTCTTAGAGTTGCTGAATCCAAAAAGGATTCATTCACAATCATATTTGAATTGAATGCTGTAATATAACTGTTATATGCTAAAGTGTCTATCAGAACAGAAAAATTAGATCCTTCAAAATCAAAGTCTGTGAACGTGGAGTTTGCACGGAGATAATCTTTGATAGAAGTCTTTATCTGATCGAAATCCAGATTTGCGTATTTTGTAAAAGGCATTTTATCTTGTTGCCTCTAAGAGGAACGAATATTCTTGTGTTGGAAACTCTTGACCAATAATATCAAATATAACAGTTACATTAAAGGTGTTTTCATCAGCTATAGGATCTACGATAACCTGTAGATTTTCTACCCTTTCTTCAAAGTTTTCAATAGCAATTTGAACTTGATCTTGAATGACTGATGCAGTACCAAAATCAACGAACTCAAATAGACTTCTCCTTACATCAGATCCCAACAAAGAATTAAAAAATCTCTCTGTTGGAATCGTTTCTACAATATTTCTCACAGAACGACGAATTGCGTTCTCATTTTTTAGTATGGGAAGGTCTTTTGTCACAGGATGAGGTTCAAAAGACAAACTAATGTCCTTGAACGATCTTGATATCCTCTGAATTGC